TCTACCCTCTCCTTTTAGGTAAGGGTCAAACATAGTTTTAAAAAACCCCTTAGTCGAGTCTAAAATACTCATGTTACGCTACCTGAGTTGGATATTGTAAATCTACGTTATATTTTTCATTAAAGGTTGCGATGTCGTCTGGTGTCATAAGTTGTGCAAAGTCAATCATAGCTTGTTCACTAGACATAATTAATTTAATTACACCGTCATTAACTTCTGGTGGTAATCTTCTTCTTAGCTCTGTAAAAGTCATTTCTATATCTTGTGGTGACGCTTGCATAATAGGTGGAGAACCTGGGTCAGGGTTTGGGCCACTGCCTGGTTCAAAAGGTGGACCAACTGGAGTTGCATCCGGAAACTCTGGATCACCTCCACGAGCAAGACCAACACGACCGCCTTTTGCAAAACCTTCTTTAGATTCTTCAGAACCAGTATATGTTGGGAAATATACATCTTGAATAACTTGGTTAAAATAGAAATCTTGTACAGCACCCTCTAACTGTAGAGGATTCATATTGTAAAAAGCTGAGTCTGGATTTTCTAACAATCCAGCATTTGTAATAGCACTTACTTTACTATCTACAAGTTCGTTAAATGTATCACTAGCTAATAATCTAGATTTATCATCTTGTGCTGCTTCTGATTTTTCCCCGTACAAGGAGCCTGTAAATTCATTTTTTGCTTTTAAATATGCACCATAATCATTTGCTTCACTTGCCGCCGCAGCATCTTGGAAAAGCACATCGCCCCTTGCTTCTACATATTGACCTTTAAATTCGTAAGGACTTAATTCTGCTTGTAATCTAGCAAGTTTTTGTTCTTCTATACTAGTTAGTTCTATTAATTCTTTATCTCTTCCAAACTGTGTGTCAGCCATAGCTATTTCATGTAGATTGTTTTGTTTTGTTACATAATCTTCTCTTTGTGCTTGGTAATCTAGTGTTGCTTGGTCTACTGCTGCTTGTCCCATCGATGCGTCATATGCTCGTTTATTAGTTCTATAGTTTTCTTTTCTAGTTTGCATACTATCAGCTATGTCTGTTGCTGCACCAGATAGAGCTGGACCTGCTGAAGACAATGCTGCTAAGAAACCACTACCGTCTGATGTTGGTTGTGCACCCATAATTTCTGCACCTGCTGCAGCTAGTCTTAAATAATCACTTGATGTTAGACCCTTTGGTTCTTCTGGTGCTTGCACGTATTGTGCCATAATCTCTGCAATATTAGGAGCTTTTACCACATCGCCATATGCAAAACCTTGTCTTGGTTTTTTTAAATTAGACGTAATACCACCCGTACTACCGCCTCTTCTAAACATTGGTCTATTTAATATTCTAGCCATTAATCGTCATCCCTTAATGCACCTATGATACCTGCAAGACCAACACCTCCACCAAGTAATGTTTGTAGTGTGCTAGGAGCCGGTGATTGTTGATACGTTGTAGATGAAGGCGAACCATAAGCAGCCGATAGGTATTGACCAAGGTTACCCATAGTTTGTGCAGGTGCAAGTTGTATACCTGACATAAGAGCTGCCATTTGATCTTGTATAGCTTGATTGTAAAGTTGGTTTTGTTGACCCATAGTTGTGTAAGTATTAAGTAAATTACCAATACCAGTTTGACCAAAGCCACCAATATTTAATGCTTGGTTACCAACACCTGCTAAATTATTAAGTTGATTTGTTTGTAGTCCTGATTGCTGTCCAGCAAGTGCTCCTTGCATTCCGGCAGCTTGACCAAACATTCCTACGTTTTGTAATGCGTTACCTAATGCAGTTTGACCCATATTAATTTGGTTTTGTACTGCTTGATTTGCTAGTCCTTGTGACTGCATGAAACCTTGGTTTAATAATTGACCTTGTAATACTGCTCTTTGATTTGCTGTGTCTGCAGCTAGTTGTCCTTCTGCAACTCCAAATCGTCCACCACCATACGCATTTCCTGCGGAAGCTCCAAACATTGCAGAAGCTTCTGCTGCATCTTGATCGTATTGCGCAAGTGTTGCATCAACAACTTGTTGTTGATACGGCGACATAAATTGTTGATATCCTTGTGGCCCTGCAAACTGTTGAGCTTGTTGTAAGAAAGGTGTAGCTGCATTTTGTCCTGCTGTTGCTGCTGCGTCTGCATCAGCCACGGTCCCCGCTGCATCAGCCAAGGCTTGTGTTCCAGCAACTGGTCCAGTAGCGATACCTTGTGCCAGTGTGTTCATGTCATCAGCTTGTGTTACATATTGTTGATATTGTCCAAGACCACCTGTTGGTGCTTGTGTTGTTCCTTGTGCAATTCCTTGTGCCGTTGTTTGTAAACCATCTTGACCTGCTACAAAAAAGTCTGATGCAGGAACATTAGATCCTGTTATACCTGTAAACTGTCCTGTGGCTGGATTAAATGATCCACCAAACATTTGATTAGGATCAGCATAAAAAGGTGAGTCCTGTATATTTACCGGATTAAAAGGTTGACCCGCATTTTGTTGTGGCCCGTAGTAACCCCCCATAAAAAGATTACTAAACTGTTCTCCAATACCGGTGACGTAACCTGGTGGTAATTGTTGTTGTATTGTTGTTTGCGTTGCCATTAAACTTGTGCCTCTAAATTATGCATAAGATCGTACATTCTTTGTGCGCCTTTGTTTGCATCTCCATCCCCTGCTGCTTTCACAGCATCTGCTGTCATTACAAATTCGTTCTTTGATAGCATGGCAGGAACGTCATCAGCTTTTTCTTCTACACCCATAGGGATGAATGCACCGTTACGTCCGTCTACTTGCATACCTTGTGGCACGCCAGAAGACCCCATGATGCCTTCTGTTAAACCTCCCATATTATAGCCGACTCTGCCACCAGTTGCTAGCATAAATCTATTGTATTTTTCTAGTAACACAGGATCTGTATATGGACTTTGATCGTAGGTTCTACCTGTTGTTCTTAGATAAGAATCAAAGTAAGTAGACCAGATTTCTTTTTGTTTTGCTTCGTCTAATTGTTTTTGTTTTTTAAGCTCTTCACCTATGGCTTTTAATCCTCCTACGGTTCCAGCTATTGAGACGGTTTGTAGTGCTTTACCAAAATCAAAAGACCCTTCTATAAAGGCTCCTGTTACAGGATCATACTTACCAAAACCAGGGAATATGCCTCCAGCTATGTTAGATCCAAATTCTCCTGCTTTACCCATAAAAGTAGAACCAATGTCTCCTCCAGATCTACCAAAACTTTTTAAGTAATCTTGTTGTTCTTGTAAATTCATTTCTTGAAATTTATCGTATTTACCTTTTCCTGGTGCTGTTCCTGCTTCTATGTCTTCTAACATTAACTTTTTATCCATGTCTTCTTTTGTCATGAAATCACCGTAAAGCCTGTCATACTCACCTTCCGAATATTTAGTAAAATAATCATCGGTCACTAAATTGCCTTGTTTGTTTAAAGCATCAAAGTCAAAAGGATTTGACATCAATTCATTATTAAGAGCACCTGATTTTGATGCTGCAAGAAATTCATTTTCATAAAAATTACCATAATCATTTTGTGCTATACTAACTCTAGGATCAAGGGCTCTTTGAAATGCTGTCATTTCTCCTCCCTTGCCTGGCAGGCTTTGTGCAAATCCTGCTGATAGTCTTTGACCGACCGTACCTCTAGTTGGATCTAGTTGTCCTGCTCTTCTAATAGCTCTTGCTTGTGGTGATGATAATGCTATTCCTGTGGATATTGCTGAATAAGGATCCAGTTTTCCACCGTGTTGTTTAATTGAGCCCGCTTGACTGAGAGCCATACTACCTAAAATACCTAGTTGCGGTGCAACCATTGGAGCGATCATACCTAAATAAGGAGCGATCTCCTTTGGTACAAACATATCTCCAACTTTATTTAAAAAACTACTTAATCCCATTTATTCTCCGGTACCTGATCCAATGGGTAATTGAACCACTTTTAGTTGTATATCTTTGGCTTTATGAACTGCCCAGGGTTGACCACAGTTACTGCAGGTGCCGGTTGCCTGTTCTTCTGAATCTACTTCATTTCCACAATTTTTACAATATATTCGTTGATAGACCTCTGGCTGTATAACAGGCACTTCTTTGCCCTCAACCATCTGTGTTCCAAGCACTTTTGCGTCTTGTATCTTCTTCATGATGATATTTCCAATACTGATATTATAACATGCAATGCGCCACCAGCTCCGGCTGTTACTTTTATAATGTCACTATCCTCAAGAACTAGTGGCTGTGATAATAATTCTATAGCTGTGTTTGCTGCAATACCCAAAGAACTTGTAATCTTAATGTCTGCTCCAACACTAGAATCTGTATTTACAACATCAGCAGTCACCGCTCCACCTGTCGCATTGCAAATACGAATAGACCTTACTAGAGCTTGTACAGGTTTTTGTGGCGGTGTTGTAGCCACATTAGCTGTAGGCACAGTGTATATAGCTGTTTGCGCAGTGTTTGCCAAAACAAGACTTTTATTTTTGTATACGTCACTCATGCTAAAAACCAAGTCCTTGCTGTTGACTCTTCTCGTAAGTCTTGTTGATACGTAAAGTTAAGCTGATTAATTATACTTTCAAGTTCACGAATAAGAATATCTTGTTGCTGACGATCAAAATCGTCAGACGGTAATGGTAATCTTGTAATATTAATTTTTGCCATTATCTAGCTCCATCTGGTTTTATATCTAATCTTACAGTTCCAAATCTCCAGTTCGAGTCTACGGCGTCACTGGATATTTTTACATTTGCTTGTCTACCTCGACCTCTTACAGAAAAGAATTTTGTAGTAGGAGAAGTTGTAGATGTAAATGATCTTGTGCTTGTGCTAGCTGGATAATTTGCAAATTCTATTTTTACATCAGTATTACCACTTTGGTCTTTAAAATCAGGTATAACTCTTGAACATAAAAATACTTGATCTCCTTCTTTTATGTCAAAGTCACCACTTGTAATTTGACAATCCATAGCAGACCCATCGTCATTAAAACCGTCTTCGTGTACGTACAAAGTTGTACATCCTGCAGTCACACCAAGAATAGTATTGTTGTTTGGTAAAGAGGTAGGGTCATAAAAAGTTGCGTAAGGTAATGAATAGACACCTCGGTCAACCCAAGATGTTCTTGTAAATCCATCATTGGTATACCAAACATTTTCTAGATAGTTAAATGTTACACTTCTATTTAAAAAATTAGAACTTGCCGATGCATAAAACCAAGTTACTTCGTTAAAGTCTGTATTAACCGCAATAGAAACTTGTCCGTTTGATGTTGAATTAATATCGTCAAATACAAAATCTTGTACAGTACAATCTAGTTTTTTAATTGCACCATCAAATGAATAGAAAGCCGTTTGACTCATCCAATAAGTAACACCATTTACATCAGCTACACAGTTTGGAGATACGGCACCACAGTTAGCACCAATTTGGTTTAAACCAAAAATAAAAGGTGGACCAATGTTGTTCAAGGCATGCAAAGCTGTATCTGTCCAAAGAAGGATAGAACCTCTTGATCTAACCGCTGCAACAATTTTAGATCCATCTTGTATTCTAAAAGATCCAGCTGTGTTTGTGCTTGACGGTGCCCATGTATTTATATCTTCTTGAGAAGAAAAACGTAAAAATAAATCGTCTTGTGTAGTGCCTGTTCCTATTGTTGTTTCTGTTCCAAACAAAAAGATATGTCTGTCAGGAGAAGAAACTAAAAGAAGCCTGTTTGTGCCAGGTGCTGCTGCTATCTTTACAGCTCTGGTAGTTGGCCCAGCTGATAAGTCCCAACGATATAATGCATCGTCATTTCTAATTGCTATTAGGTCTTCACCAAAAGTATCAAGACTCCAATACGTTGCTTCTAACTGAATAGAACTGGTTGATCTTGGTGTGTTCCAAGTACCCGCGTTCCAAGTTCCAGTACCCCATCCAAAACCAAAAGCAGATGCGTTTGTACCTACAGTTATTTGATATTTAGCATTACCTGATCCACCTTGTGAACTTGCTGTACCACTAGCATTACTTGTGTGATTTACCTTGTAGCTGTTTCCATCAACAATTTCTTTAACTTCAAACTCATTATTCATATCTAATCCTTGAGCGGTAGAAAAAGAATCAAAGGTTACGAAATCCCCGACCCCCGCTCCATGAGAATTGTGTGTGACAGTAACTGTCGGTGATCCACTTGTCATGGCAAAAGGACCGGTCAACGCTGCTTCAAGTCTTATTGGTGTGATGTCATAAAAAACACCTTCGACGTATACATATAATTTTCTGTCTGTTCCAAGAGCTAAATGACGTACACCAGCTAAAGAAACCCAAGCCGTACTGGCTCTTGCAACTCCTGCAATTTTTTTGTTTGCAACGACCTTGCTCCAACCACCTATTTTTTCTGGCAGACCTGATCTAAACCTAACATTTTTAGAATCAACCCAACGACCTTCAGCTCCATACGTGGTTGTTTGTTTATCTATTCCTGGTGCGAATTGTGCTTTTACTAGTGGCATATCAACCTTTCGGATATTTATCTTTAACAGCTTTTATGGTTACCTTCCAACCATCTATACCGTTGTGGTAAATATCATCTAGTTGATCTTCTATACTCGGATACGCTTCTTTCCGATCTCTTTTGTATTTGTCAGCTTTGTACTGAGCTTCTAGTTCAGCTTTTTTTGCAGCTATATTAATATCTGAGATAGGCGTAGTTCCCTCATGCCATGTAATCTCATCTATGGCAGGTGGATTTATAGTCATATCATGTTTAATAGACACTTGTGCATCCGGGTTAATCGCCAATATTGCGTCCATAATACTAACACTCATGGCGCTATCTCGAAAATAGTATAAACGGCTTTTGCGTTTAAAAAATAATTGTAGTTATTTGTTTGTAACCAGTGACCCCTACTTGTATTAACACCAAATCTTACAGTGTAAGTTCTAGAACTTGTGCCTGTGCTTGACTCCTTTGCTTGACATGTAAACTGATTCCAAATTCCAGCCGAAGCTGTTGTGTTTGCAAAAGCACCAATGTTTGAACTACCATTAAAAATAGACCATATAACAGTTCCACCTTGTGAAGCATTTGTAACTGCGCTGGATAAAACATGTAACAGTATACTGTCAGATGCTACCGGTGCATAAACTTGAGACATTACTAGGATTCCTTCACCTGAAGTAGGAGTTGAAGCATCAAAAGGAATAACTGAAGTAGTATCATAGTTACTACCACTTACTAATGATTGCACTTTTAAAAGTTTACCTGTTGAAGGTAATCTTGCTGCAGGCACAGTTCCTGATGATAAATTAGATGCGTTTAAATTAGATAAACTTGCTCCAGATCCACTAAAGGTTGTAGCAGTACAAGTGCCTGTCACTGATACCCCGGTATCACTTGTTGCAAGTTTTTGGAAATCATTATAATGAAGAGTTGACGCTGCATTAGCATTTGCCGTAATTAATGTTTCTGTTCCAGCAGCATTTTGTACTCTAAAAGTATCTGTTCTTAACTGAAGTGTGGTGTCAGACTCAATCCTGTCAGCAGCGGCACTATTTGAGTGATAGATTTCTAAATCGTTACTTGCACCAAACCTAACTTTAACATCATCAGCAAGAGATACATTTCCACTTAATGATCCACCAGCAAGAGGTAGTTTAGCATCAATTTGAGTTTGTGCATTAGATCCTAGAGTGTTTATAAACTGGTATTCAGAGTCTGTAACAGAACCATCAGCAACAGCTGTAGCAGCTATATTACTAATATTTGCTCCTGGTATTGCATATTTTTTTGATTCGTATGTAGCCATATTAAGTTTTTATTATAAAGTTAAGAGAAATATAAGGGTTTAAAACATCTACTGTACCCGCACTTCCAGAAAAAGATCCTGATGCTCCATGGTTGTGTGCTCCACCTCCACCAGTATTGCTTAAACAAGCACTTGGGTATGTATAAAAAGGGTTTGTTGCGATTGATGCATTGTTATCACCCCATGGAATAGATGCACCATATGTTGGGTGAAAATAGTTTGGAGTAATACCACCACCTGCGTGAGTAATAAGGTGATTGTGTGAAGGTATTTGTGATGTAGTTAAAGTATGATTGTTGACAGAAACAGAAACAGACCCCGAAGGTGTAAAGCTATCAGTTGTAGCACCACCTGTAGCACCAAGTGAATAAGATCCTGATTTACCAATCACCATACGACTATTTACGTTTGGGACGTTAAAAGTGCTGGATCCATTACCTGATCCATATGTTGTTGAAACAAGTGCAAACAAAGCACTGTAAGTTGAACGTGAAACAGCTGCTCCATTACAATTTAAATAACCAGTTGGAATACTACCGGCAGCTGCAGCAAAAGGTAAAATCATTCCTGTTTGAACTGTAAAAGCTCCCGCTGAAGCTAGTTTAGAATCTATCTGAGTTTGCGCATTTGAAGCTAGTGTATTTATAAATTGATACTCAGAGTTAGTTACAGTGCCGTCAGCAACCTGTGTAGCTGCTATTGGAATGGTAGCATATTTTTGGGACTCATATGTTGCCATTTTATTTCTCCGTTATTTTCCAACCGTAAGTATTTCCTGTAAATACAATCGTAAATGCAGCTCCTTCTGTTGAAACTGTTCCGTTTGCTGTTGCTCCAAATATTTTTTTACCATTTGGATTTATTGTTAATGCGTTAGTATCAAAATTATCTGCAACATCCATAAAAGAAACTTCATCTCCAACGACTGGAGCTGAAGGTAATGTTACTGTAACTGTGTTACTTGAAGTATCTATAAATAACTTTTGTCCACCAAATGCGTTTGCTGTTGATGCTGTTATTGTTGATGCTGACCATCCTGAACTTGTTGTTTGTAGTGGATACCAGTTTGTACCATCAGTTGCTAAAAGAACTCTACCACCCGGCGCAATACTAAAAGTATTACCAGATGCACCCAGTCTCATTGTTATAGTGCCGTTTGCAGTGCCGTCATTTATAATAAATTGTATTCTTTCAACAGCTACTGTTTGAATAATAAAAGCCGAATTGTGTCCAAAAAATCTTATGGCTGCCTGTCTAACTTCGTTACTTGCTGCAACTACAGGTCCATTACTTGATGTTAAAGTAAGAGGGCTAGAAGCAGCCGCTAAATTTTTAGCATATACACCTGAAATTGATTCTTCAAAAGTGCTGCTAAAAGTACTGTTTGTGGTGTTACCCCAAGAGTTTGATTGTTCACCACTACCAATTAATTCTATTTTTAATCTAGTCGAATAAGTTGATGCCATTATGCCGCTTCTCCTTCAATTGTTCCTGCGCCCGTTGTCGATACCTCAGACCAAGAAGACCCTCCGGCACCAGTATTTGGTACGGCTGTACTTGGTATTGTACCCGCACCTGATGTTGATACATCAGAATATGATGCTCCTCCAGATCCAGTCGTGCTTATTGCCGTTCCAGATATCGTAGCTGTAGTTGTATCATCTACGTCACTAAATGTAAACGCAAAAAGACCATCGGTAGAACTGGTCATTGTATTACCTGTGACGTTTACAGCATAACCTAAATTTACACCATTTACTGATAAGTTGGCTTGTTGTCCTGTTACGTTTGCCGTCCATTCTGCAACTACAGAATTAACAGCAGCCGTGATTGTTTGACCAGATACAGCAGCTACAGGACTTAAATTAACTTGGGTACCAGTTATACTGATAGTATTTCCCATACCTGCACCATGTACGGTGCAGAAATAAGTTATGTTTCTAAACTCGTTGACAGGAGCAATATACTCGACTCTAGCTCCCGCCTGTCCAGGTGTACCTACAACAGTTACATTTGTATTATCAAGTGTTCCGTTTGCAGCAATTCTAAGTGGATGATTTGCATTTGTACCATCACTTTGATCAAAAATATATTTAGTACCAGTTACAAGGGATAAAGAAGGTTTTTGTACACCATCTATTACAAAAACATTTTGACCACCAGATTGTACAACGGTAACATCAAATGTTTTTTCACCATCATCTTTTAATACAGCAGCATCTAAATTAAATCCTGTTACGCCTGGTCCTGTTGCAACTTGTCCTACAGCTGATGTTATAACTTGACCAGTTATGGTTGGATCTGCATTTAAAAATATATTGGCTTGACTAAAGTTTAAAGCTACAGGTATTGCAAAACCTGTTTCAGATGCAATAACTTCATAACCTGTAGTTGCACCTAAGCTTACTGTCATTCCTAAACTGTTTGCTGGTAAATGTATTGTACCGTCAGCAAGGACAGTAGGATCATTTAATGTAACAGTTGTGTTAAAGTTAGCTTCTTGTGGAACAACCTGCGGTGTTACTGTTCCTTGTGTAAGTGATAAATTAAAACCGTTTACGAAGTGAGTTTTTTGTACCGAATATGCGTTGGATAAAGTGACTGTTAAACTTTGGCCCTGCAAAATAACTTTTGCATCAGGACTAAAACCCTCAGCACTAAAGGCCGCTTCAGCAAACGCGACTGAAGACAACATCGACATTATTTATCCTCTTTAAGTTTTTTTACTTCTGCTCTTAATTCTTTTATGGCTTCTATTAATAAAGGTACTATTTTATCGTAGTATACAGTTTTGTAATCTACGTCTAAATTTTCTATTTTTACGATAGGTGCTTCTGTTACAACTTCCGGTAATACTTTTTCTATTTCTTGTGCAGAGACTCCAACTTCCATGCCTTCTTTAAATGATCTACCACCATCTAAACCTTTAGCAACATCATTCCATTCAAAATAATAACCATTTAACTGATCTACTTTGTCTAAAGCATTATCTATCTTGCCTTTAAAATCTTTTAATCGCTCGTCAGAACTATAGGCTGTAATGTTTGAACTCGCGCTAAAGGATCCGCTATATGAGCCAGACATTGATATAGTCCCTGTAGATGTAATTGTACCACCCGTGCAACCATTGCCTGTTGCAACAGATGTAACACCACTTGATGTTACATAACCCGCACCATTAGAAAGTTGGTTATTGTTACTAGGAATAGTTGGTGTGCCTGTTAAACTACCATAAGGTAAAGACCCTGATAAAGTTGTTGCTGCCAATGTTCCTGTTACTGTAAATCCAGAACTCGTCGTTTCTGCTTTAGCGGCTCCATTATGGAACAGTTGAACAGCCGCTCCATCAGTACAATTTATGTAAGTTTTATTGTTTGCTTCATTATTAAATATTAAATTTGTAGCTCTTACATCTAATCTGTTTGAACCAGTTTCTGCAAATATAGTAGTTCCACTTGATGATTCGTGGTAAATTTGAAAATCTGACCCTGCACCAAATATGACTTTTCCGTTATCAGGAACTTTAATGTCACTATTAACTACCAAGGCACCTTGAGCAGACATATCAAGTGTAAGTGCTGTAATACCTGTGCCACCATCATTACCATTAAATTTTATATCTTTGTCTTGAGTTGCATTAGAAATAACAAAATCAGTAGAACTATTTGCAAAAGATGCAATTTGTGTTCCATCATCTTTAAATCTAATTACTCCATCACCAGCGTCTAAAGTTAATTCACCTCCAATATCTAAAGCAAAACTAGAAGCATGAGCAATATCGCCTGTCATCGTACCACCAGCTTTTGGTAAAGCTGCATTTGCTGTTGTAACAGTGGCTGACAAGACTCCATCTCTGGTTGCAATATCTACACCATCAACCGTGCCACCAACAATAATATTACCAGCAACATTCATGTTATTAGAAGAATCTTCTAATATAGCTTTAGATGCAGGGAGCGTACAAAACACTTCTTTTGTACCTGCACTGAAAGTTACTTTGTTTGTGTTGTTATCTGAGTTTGATAAAACTGTGTCTCTAGAAAGAGTGTCCGGTGTAGCATTTGTAACTGTTCCTATTCCTACTTCAAATTCTGCACCACCTTCTGCTGCAATACAATAATAAGTTTGATTGCCATCTCCTATTCTTTCAACAAAAGATTCAAAACCTGTTTTTGCTCCGCCTAAATCGACAGTTCCTTGTCCTGTAGTTGTGGTTGTCTCTTTGACTCTATCATTAATAGCAACCATATTGTGGCTCCTATCCTAAACGAATTATCTCTGATCCACCACCAGCTGCTGGGAATTGAATTGTAAATGTACCGTTAGAGGCTGTAAAGTCACCACCAAACGCTAACACAACAACAGCATCATCAGTTGGAGCACCACCATCTTGTCTGTAAATCAAAGCACCGTTTGCAGTAAATGATGCACTTGTCCAAGACACATCTGCAAAATCAGCAAACGCTGTTGTACCAGACAATGTAACAGTTGGAGAAGTTAAGGCTTTACCACCTGCTGAGTAAGCAGATCCTGATGAGTTTGATACTTCGTTTGAAGATGAGTATGCAGTAGTCGCAGCTCCTAAAGTTGCTGAGGATGTATATAGCGCAATGTAATAAGCGACACTTCCTGTGCCATCAAAGTCGTGATTTCCTTTTAGTAGTTCTCTTTTAAACACACTACAAACTGCTTGTGATATTGCCATAATATTCTCCTATTAAGGGTTATTAGATGGTATAGGAATACGGATACTTCCGTCCCTATATTCATCTCTTCTTTTCTTACCTAATTGTTCTTGTGCAAGTGATGATATAGCTTCTTGATAAGAGGCTTCATACACTTGTTGATCTTGTGGAGCCTTCAAGAACTTAAACGCTTCACATAAGCAGGCATATAATAAAACAGTAGGAGCATTTACGCTGACCCATGTTTTGGTATTACCGGTACCTAAGCCTGTTGGTTTTTTCGTAATACCTATCTCAAATTTATACACTGCATTGGGCGTAGGTGCAACGACTATTGTGCCCATATCCCAGTTAGCATAGTATCTAGGTATAGCAGTTGAAGCTACCTCTGGAGTATCATAATACTCACTCATAAAATCTTGATCCACTCTAACCAGATCATGTCTCTGTTTTGTGCCAGAATCTGTATAAATTGTTACATATCTAATGGTAGCAATGTCATCCAATTGCGGTGCGCTGGGATCAGTGGCGTCGTTACCTGGTAATTTTACAAACCTGTTACCAGATGCGGTATTACCGTTTACATAAACATTGTCATTATTTAATTCAATAGCTCTGAATATTCTATATTCAGCATGTTCTATAAAATCGTTAACAATAGTATCAGTTAGAACCTGATTGTCTGTTTCTGTGTAATCTCTAATTTGTGTTACTAGTTCTGCGTATGTTGTCATGCTAATATTGTAACAGGTCCAACTGATGCCCTGTCCCTTCCAAATTTTAATATACCACCACTTTCATAGTATTTAAAGCCTTTACCTCCAGCGGCTACAAATTGATCAATATAATCAGTTCTATCATCAATCAATATTTTATTTGCCCCACCATAAGGTCCTTTATTAAAGTTTGTAGTATAATTTGTTGCTGCAGGGGCTCTGCCAATACCTGATCCAATAGTTCCAAAGTTTGATGTAACCCATGCATTCTTTTGGTTTGTTATAGAACTAGATGTAGTTGACGACAAAACTTCCCATGTACCATTTTTAGCTATAACTAAATCTATTAATGCATCTGCTTCGGCTCTCTTAGCTAGGTTTTGAAAGTAAGTTGATGGCGCCGCTGCAATGGCTGCTTGTTCAATAGCTGGTGACATGTTGTACCAATCACCCCCAGAGTCTAACAAACCAGCACCTGTTGCGTAAGTTGCTACTGCTTGATAATACTCAGTTAAAGTTCCATCTAAATCTACATAAACTGTTGTTGTTCCAGGGGTGCAATTATCTGTTAAAAATTTATCTAGAGTATCATTAGGACTAAAAGAAAAACTATCATTATCTATTTTTGTTACTATGTGTCCTTGTGAAACATTTATATTACCCGCTGTGAGTCGTGATACTTGTGGATACTCAGGAAACTTTGCTTCTGCACTTCTAAATCTTACAATGTCTCCGTTAACAAAACCATGGCCAGGATCATTTACATTTACAATTATAGAATCTCTAATTCCTGAACTAAAAGCATTGTTATTTAGTAAGTGTGGAACTGGTGGTTCTACTCTGTCTGGTCTTGCGTTTTGTAAACCTTGTGCATCCCCTTTTTGTACTTTCGGTTCTAGTTGTGGATGTTTCGGTTCAAATTCAGACTCGTGTACAAAAGAACCATTCCATTCTCTACGCATTTCTGTGTATGGAAACTCCATACCGCTTCTATCAGAAATGGCTTTTGATTTTTTACCTGTAGCAAAATTAGACATTTGGGTAATATGCCTGTGGAGTTATAAATGTGCTAGAAGATGATCCATCTTCTGCTAACGCTCTTTGCAATTCATCTTCATATAATAATTTCATTTGTTGTACTAATTCTGGTTTTACTTTTTGACTTAAATAATAAGAGAGACCTGCTGTCATGCAAGGCACAAACCTATAAGGAACATCAGCTGTATTACTATAACCACCTGCATCTTGAATTCTTTTTACAAAATAAATTGCAAGATCTTTGGCTGCATTAGTTGTGTCTGGTGTTGGATATACAGTTAATAATGTGTGATCTATAAACCTTTGCACGTAATATTGCGAAGGAGATCCTTTTGATAATTTATTAGATAATCCAGAGTATGTTGATCTATTTATTTTTGTAAGAGCAGAATCACTTTGGTTCGTTGTAGCTCTGTTGTCTCTTAATGCTGCTTCTAAGACATCGTCAACTCCGTATATCCCATTTGTGGGAGCAGTAGTTGCACTTGTACCGTCTGTAGCGCTTCTAAAAAATTTATACTCTGCTTGTCCCTCAACTAAATCAATATTGGTTTTATCTATTTCCCAATAGTGCAAACCTCTGTTAGCCCATTCTTGAAACATTATATTTAAAGAACGTCTTGCTGATTTTAATTGATAACCGCTTACTGATTTAACTCCAACTCGATCGTAAGATTCTTGTATGACATCGTCAATTAAGAAACCACTTTCAAAAGTAGTTGTTCCTGATGTTGCCATCTAACCCCCTAGTTAAATGTTACAGTAACACTTGGCGTAGCTGTTAAATCTAAAAAACACCCAGTTTTAAATTTGATGCCGCTTCCAGGAATAAAAATCTGTAATCCTTCTGTACCAAAAGTAAAAGTATGAGCTGTTCCTGCTGCTGAAGTATTGTCATACAATACAACAGTTGAACTTGCTGCACCTGCTGCTTGAATAGATGTAACTCTACAAGGCCCTGTAACTAATTGTCCATCGGCTGTTGCATTAGCTGTTCTTTGGTCTGATGTGAATGATCCTCCACCTGCCATAATATTGTCCTCCTAAATTAGCGGGGCCGAAGCCCCGCATTTAATTTTGTATTAAGCTACTGTTGCGCCGTTTACTGAAGTAGCGACCCAGCCAATAGCGCTGTTCCAAACTAAAGTAACTGATTCAGCTACTGCATCGAAAGTGATTGTAGTTCCATTTGCAAAAGTAGTTGGAGTTAAAGTTCCATCTCCACCGTCAACAATCATGTTAACGATTTTCATTTGTCCTGAAGTTGTACCATCAGCTAAAGTTAATGCATTAGCTCCAGTAGTAGTTAACTCTGTTACTAAGTTAGTTAGATCAACTGCACCAGCACCAGATAGTTCCTGAACTCCACCTCTGATAGCTTTGCCGTAAGCAGCATTACTAGTTATAGCACCAGTGCTTGCGTTTTTTGTTATGTCTTCGAAACCGTTCTCTGATCTGACCGGTCCTGAAAAAGTAGTTGTACCCATTTTATATTCCTCCTATTTATTAACACAGTCGCGAGGCCGTCTGGTCAAGTCTGTGTTTCTTTGAATATACGCTTTTAATTTAGTGATTGCAAATAAAAAGGGGCGCCGAAGCGCCCCTTTAAATTGGTTTATAACCTTAACGATTATGCACCTGGAGATCCGAAGATACCTCTAGGATCAGAGAAGCCGAAGCTGTATCTTTCCCTAGCTTTATATCTAACGTTACCAGTCTCAAAATCACCTTCCATGGCAGTTTTGATTGGTGCACGAACCATGTGCTTCATTCCGTTAGGAACATCAGTCTTAATGAAGAATGCGTCGTCATCAGCTAGGAAGTTGTTTACCACGTATCCTTGTGGGATCATTCCTTTAGATGCCAATGCATTAATGTCATTGTCAGCTGTTCCAACTCGATTAGCAGATTTCATGATTCTTTCAGCTATGAATTGTTGCGAAGAGTGAATAATTAGTTTCTGCCCTTTCGCTGCAATTTTCAAGCCACGCTCATCAGTCATTTTAGCAATGTCAATTACTGCTTGCTCTAATGAAGTTTCACTAAGGTCAGCTGGTGTAGCTAACTCGTTAGAGAAAGTTCCAGCTATTGTTGGGTGGTCAGTTGCACAAAGTGCTTTACCGTCACCGCCAGTAGCTGATGTGAACGCGTTGTCAAGAATTGACACAGCTTTAACTTGCTTAGTTTGAGCCATAGATCTTGCTAGTGCTTTCGTGTAACGAGTAGAGATTTTGTCGTACAAGTTATCTTCAATCGCTTCTTCAGTGATTGCGAACGCGAGAGCAATTGTCTCGTGTTGATATCTTGCAGTGAAAGTCTCTTGCGCGTTATCGTAAGCAACAGCTGAACCTTCTGACTTAACATTCGCTTTGTCGAAACCAGATAACATTACTTCTTCTTCAAAAGCTCTGTCACTGTTTTCTGTGTCATAGATTTCTGCGTGTTGGTTTTCGTAGTTTTTGTACTCAAGTCCGAATAATGCATTCAGACCTGGCTCTAGCTCTTTTGCTAGTTGTTGTCTTGATATAGCCATTTTTTATGTCCTCCTGCTATTATGCGTAGAAGTGTTCGTTAATTAGAACTTTGTACACTGCATTAGCTGATCCAACTTCTGATCTACCGATTTTTCCAGAAAAACCGATAATCACTAAGTTAGCACCAGTACCAATGTCAGATGAATCAAGTTCCATTGCACTTACACCCGTTACTGTTGATCCTGAGCCTACGACTACGTCTGCTGTTTGCATGACGTTAGTTTGTGCAGATGCGCCATCACCCTGTATTTCAAATACTTGGTGTGGATCATCGTATACAAATGCGTCAGCTACAGCGCCGTTTCCGCCTGCTGCAGAGTTGTTTTTAAAAGTTGGTTTGTTAGTTGTTGCGTCGTCAAATTTGCATCCCCAAAAAACACCAATGTTAGTCGTACCTGTTCCAGCTTGCTGGATATTGCCAGAGTCTGGCTGTACCATGTCGCCCTGGAAAATTGCATTTGTTTCGTTAGATGCAATTTTGTACTCATTGAGTTTTTGGTTAGCGCCTCCGCTGATACTTCCAACTGGATTCAAACCAAATGCGGCGTCTATATTTGCCATATGTTTGTCCTCCTTAAAGGTTGTTTATATCAGTGGTCGAAATATCAAAATGCTATTTCTTTGTACCACCAAAAGTTACACGAGTCTGTCGATCTTGATTGATCGGCATACTTGGGTGCTGTTCCTTCAAGACATCGTTATCTAAAGCTTCATTACGATCGGCAGTCATTTGATTATAATATGCCTCTCGTTGCTTTGCGAGCTCTTCGGGTATCCTTGCCAGCACAAGGCCACCAACTCCTATTACACCTGAATACTTTCCTGAATCTACTGACGGGTAGTCTTCGTTAGGATATTCGTCAGCTCTGACAAATTCCCAACCAGATCGAGTTTTACCGGTAATATTTTTGGAATCATCATTCCCCATACTTTCGGTTCTAATCCATCTGTGCCTATATCCGTCGGGTGCAGGCGGTGCATCTAATGCTGATGGTGGAGTCCATACTTTAGGCTTTTCAGTTTTAGCCCGAGTTTGACTCGCGCGGGAAGTTTTTTTATTGTTTGTTGTATTATCCATATGCTTATACCTCCTTCGCGGCTAATTGTTTCGCATATTCTTCTAGCGGCACACCTAATCGTTTAGAAATAGCTACCTGTGATGGTGTGAGCTTCACAGTTTTTCTGCGTCCTTTTGCGGCCGGACGATTGGCACTAGCGACAGTCTGAACTGGTTCAGCTGTAGTTGACTCATTATTACCGAATTTGTGTGGGAATTCAAGTCTTATTCTCTTATCCACTTCAGAATAATATTCGTCTGATTGACCATCAAATCCTTCTTGTTCTACAAGTTGTTTATGAATGTCAAAAGCCGTATAAGTCATAGCATTATCCGTACCAAACCAAGGGTTTTTTTGAGCCCAAGCGTCAGCTTTAGGATCAGGTTGCCTTTGTGGTTGAGGTGGAGATGCTGGTTCTTCTGGAGCTGTTGTAGAAATTTTTTCATCAACTTGTTTAAGTCTAGCTAGTCTACTAGCATCCATTGATAACTGTGCTAACTCAGATTGTGCTTGAACCTGAGCGTCTACATCACCCGCTGCAATGGCTTGAGCAAGTTTAGTCTTTATAGCTTCAGTTCCAGAGGTAACTCTTTTTTCAAACTCTTTTGTGTAGTCACCATCTAAAGCTTCATATCTTTTTCGATACTTATCAGCATTAGTTTTTTGGTTTTTAGCATACTCGATGGCTTCTTCTTTTTGTCTTTCAGCCTCTCGCATTTTATGCGTAAGTTTTGCTATTCTCTTTTTTACGCCTTCAGAATACTCAGACATTTCTTCTTTTTGTTCTGTCTTTACTGTTTCTGTATCTGCGTGTGTTATGCCAGGAGCTTCAGAAATTTCTATTTCTGGTTTTTCCTCTGGCTGTTCTTCTTGTGGTGCAGCATCAAGATCAATTTCTGTCTCTTGTTCTAGCTCTTCACCTACGTCGATTTTTAAATCGTCTTGCATAGTATAATCCTCCTATGATTACATTGCGTGAATCAAATCTTTAGGATCCCCTATTGTCCCAAGTATCTCATCATCGTTTAACATTCTTATTTCTCCACCATCTATTTCCATGCGTGATCCTGCATACCTTGCAAAGATCACCCAATCTTTTTCCTCGCACCAAGCTCCTGTAGGATATCTCTCTTTGTCCGCATAACATAAGGGACCTTTTTTTAGAACATAACCAACTTGTACCGCTGCTCGTGCTCTATCTAATGTTTCTTGTGCGATAATAATTCCACCCTTTGTTTCTTCTTTAACTTGAAAAGGCATAACAAGTATACGCCAACCGGTAGGGTCGGGTAGTTTGTCTAAATTTGTTTGGCTAGGTTTTTCTGTAGCTTCTTTATCTTGTTTTTCGTATTTAGCTTCTAATGCGTGTGACATTGTTTGGGTCATCTTTGTCTGGCTCCTTTGGTTCTAGCAGGTTAGAGAGTTCCTGATTTAAGTTATCGATCCCATGGATCTTACCTATTATATATTTGTATTCTTCCATACTGTCAACTCCCCCGTTTGCTAGAGTTTGAACTAGTGTCTCCAGTTGATTTTTCATCTCCCTTTGCATTTTGTATATTACGTTTATCGGATCTGTAGCTTCTGACATATTTTTTCTTTTTATCTCCTAGTTGCTCCCAGAACTCGTCAAGCGGGTTCTTAGGATTGTTATCCCCCATTTTTCCCCCCAATGTATGATTAAGTCAAATTACTTTTTCTTAAATATATCTGCGCCCTTGAGTCCGTATATACTAGCGACCACGCCGACAAACAGCGTCTGGTACCAGAAAGGCAGATTATTGAACTGTTCAAAGAACATGTGCAACTTATCTTGTATCTGCGGATCATCTGAGAATACCGACCATATCAATAAAATCACTGGGGCACTTACGAGGATCAAAACGAACTCGTCTTTCCATCCCTTGTCATTTGACTGTCTTACAGCTGCTTGATACTCGACTTCGCCGTTAGCCATTTTCTGTGCATGCAACATAGCTGCATCTGACTCGAGCATTTTACGCTGCTGTCTGTTTTTCATTATATGTGTGCCAGCGCCGATTGCTAGTTTGACTACGTCAAGTATCATGTAATTATGTGATGATTTTTAGTATTAGAACTACAATTACTACGCCCACTGCAACAGTCATCCATTTATGCTCTGTCCAGTAATGCATTAGTTTTGCTTTTATTGATTCGATCATTTTTGTCTCCTCTTTTTCTTTTTTACACCTGCTTCGCTTAATGCGATAGCTATGGCTTGCTTTTTATTTACCACTTTTTTATTTGATTTACCAGATTTAAGTTTACCTGATTTATATTCACGCATTACTTTGCTTATTTTAGCGTCTTTTTTCACATTAAACCTAAGTAAGCTTTAGCATAATCATCAGTGTAACCTGAATTAATTAGTTGTTCATATCTTGCTGCTTCAGACTCTGACAGCCCATCTAAATATTGTTGCATTGATTGTTGGTCTAATGTTGCTTGATCAATAGGGGTATCTTGTGGTCCTTGTGTTGCTGATTGTTGTTGTTGTTGGTTTAAAGCCCCTGTTGCCATTTGTGCTATTTGTTCTGCGTTAAATGCTCCACCCATTGCGTCTTTTACTTTTGCTTTATAATCAGTAGGCGCATTTGTTAGATCTGCGTAGTTTCCTGATTCTATACTTTCGTCCGTAAATGGACCCTTTCCAAAAGCTAAACTTGCAAACATTCCTGGCACAAACCCTATCGGATTCATTCCCATCATAGTTGTAATGGGGTTTGAAAAAACACCTGAAAATATATTTTCTCCCATTGTTTGATACGCACTGGGATTTGTTAAATTAGTTGCTGTTGTGCTCAACGCTTTTGGTATGCCTGTAAAATAATCGTATACTTGTCCTGGTATGGCTGCTATTTCTTTTCCGGTAATATTCTGATTATCATACAAACTATCTTGATGATCTTTTAAAAAAGAATCAAAATCTCCATTGTATTCGTCATACAAACCCATATCTTTTAATATTTTGTCTTTTCTAAAATCAGGTATTCTTCCATACATCCTATTAAGATAATCCATTTTTGGATTATACTTAAAGGTAAGGTTTTTATTAAAAAGAGACTCAAGAAAGTTATTTGTGTATTGTTTGTCATCTTCTTTAATTCCAAGTAATTCAGTTTGTTTATTTCCACCACTACTTGGGTCAAAGCCTCCGTAGTCACCGGGTTCAGCTTCTGACATTTGTTGAGCACTTATTGCTTGCGGATCATTTCCTCCGTGTGTGCCACCATCATTACCCTTATTATCATTTTGGTTTCCTAGACCATATCCTCTATCTGCTCTTTCTCCCGCTCTGTCTGGATCACCCATGTCAGCTCCGCCACCACCAAAGAAACCTATACGGCCACCTTGAGCCATTTTCTGTTTTCTTAGTATAAATTCGAGTGGATTATTCATCGATAACAGTTGCTTTCATCTGTTTTATGCCATCTTTTGCAAGTGAAATAGATGCTCTAAGTTTAGCATGTTCGTCGTCTTGCTGTAATTTAGCATCAAACTCTTGACCGCCTCTAATTAGTTTTAGAGTTTCCATATTGGCCTTTTCTTCGCCTTCTTTTTCTTTTCTTTGTTGGTCTTGAGCTCTTAATTGTACTTCATCAGACTTTAATTTTAGTAATGGGTCACTATCGAGCTGATTTAACACTTTTTTCTCTTCTTCTAGGTAGTCAGTAGTCAATTGTGCGATTAATTGTGCTTTTCTAGCCTCAATTCGGTCGGTTTCTTGCTTAATTTGCTGTTGAACCTGCATAACTTGTGGATTTTTCGGGTTCATACCGCCCATTTGTTGGATATTTGCTGTTAATTGCTGAATTTGTGCAATTTCTTCTTGAAATTCTAGCTGAACTTGCTCTTGAGCCATCAATGCAATGTGTTCCATGCAGTTTTTTGACAATAAAGCTAGTGCTTGAGGGTTGTTTCTTGCCATAAACGTGCCCATAAACGTCAAATGAGCGTCCATGTGTGCTTGGTGGTCTTGTCCTGGAAACGCTTTGAACGGTTTTCCAGACATTGCCATAATATTCTCCATAGCGGGGTCCATAGCTTGTGGTTTTTGCGGTGGCGGTAAAATAACATTCACGTTTTTTATACCTAACGCTTCATACATACCTCTATACGCTTCATACAAGTTGTGCATTTTTGGATTTGACATTGCTAACTGCAATGCACTTTGTGCAACTGTAATTCTTTGTGTTTGTGAGAAGATGTTTGGATCAGCTACAGGAATGATATCTATTCTCTCATTAAAGTCTGCTTGTTTAACTTCTTTTTTAGCACCAATAATATCGTATGGATAAACAGGCGGTAAGTAAGTTGCAAACGCTTCAGCCATTAACATAAACTCACATTTCATAGATGCGTATAATCTTTTGTGTATTGCAGACATAACCCTAGAGCCACGCTCCAATAACGCAACTGTCGTTCCAACAGCTGCACTCTGGTTTCCATCGCCCACTTGCATATCAGCTATGCTCGCAAAACGTTGCCCAGATTGAACTACAAAATCCATAAGCTGTAGCAACGTTGCGTTAGGGCCTTTGAACGGTAAAGGCATGAATGCATCACTTAAGTTTCCACCAGGTGCATCGACGTCACGGAACTCTCCCGGCTGCAACGGTTGAGCTTCATCACGTACTCTAATGCCTCGCATTTTAAATCCGGCTGGTAAATTAGACAAGGTGCCGGCGTCTAGTAATTGTCTAAGGGCTGCAGTTGCAGTTCTAGACAATCCGCCGATCATGTGAATTAAGCCGAACCCATAAAACCCGAGTCCTGGTAAAAATTTAAAGTGTACAAAATATTCTTTTCTTTTTTTAGTTTCATCTTGCATGTCATAATTTCTTCTGACAGCTAAAACTTTTCCTGAGCCTTCATCAATAGAGACTATGTATGGAATCTTTAACCCAGTTGGTTCTTGCATCTCATCTAGCTCTTCAAACCCAGGTAAATCTAAAAGTGTGTGAAATTCTAAAACATTATAAATTTCATCGCTGTGTGGATCTACACCACCTAGCTCATCTTTTTTGTCTGTTATTTCACTAGCGTTAGTATCTTCTTCAACAGCAACGTCAGCATAAAAACCAGACAATTGTTGTTTTAATAAATCATTGCCTTTCATTTTTATTTTGTGAATTATTGTTTCTGTATCGTCTAAACTTGTTGCAGTGTATGGAACGTATAAATCTTCTGCTGGTACAAATTTAGATACACAACGACCTAGTAACTGGTCGTAGTAAACTTTTTTAAATGTAGAACCGGACAGTGGTAAGTTAAATAACATTTGATCAAACTCTGGTTCGTATTCTTTCATCTCAACCATAATTTGATAATTCATAAAATCTTTTACACGATCAGCTTGTTGTTCTCTTTCTGGTGTAACCGCACCAACTATCTGTGCTCTTACGGGTCCATCTGCAGGAAGCAATTCTTTATAAGCGAGCGCCTGGAATTGTGTTACAGCTTCTGCAAGTACAGGGTGTGTTGCACCACTTGCACCTCTAAATGGTTCTGCTCTGTCCTCGTATTTAAAACCAAGAAGGTCCATACCTTTTGTGTATGTGTTTTCCCAATCTTGTCTTGACGCTTTACAATCTTCGTAAACTTCTAATAGATCACTAGCTAATGCTTCGGTGTCATCTGGATCCATTAAATTAATTAAATTTTCATTGTGACCTTGTGGTCCCAGTGTTGAATTTAATGCTTGTGGATCAAAATCAATTGTTGCCCCACCATCTTCGTCTTGTATAATTTCAATAGGTGGTTTTGTATTCGCTTGTTGTTGCAACATTTCTGTTGCAGCTTGCGCACCTGCTTGTGGTCCTTTTATTTGAAATGAACGTCTCGGTCTTGGGACATTCAATGTTTTTTTATCAATTACCATAACTTATTCTCTCCTTAAATTTAGATGCTATACCGCCTTGCGCCATCCCTACTCTACCACCTTTAGCCATATCGTCTATGACATTTGGATCTGTTTGTTGTTTTATAAAATCGTCTAAAGAATCTTGTAATGTTTTTTGCTCAGTTTTCTTACCACCAGTTGCAAATTTTTCCCAGTTGGTAAGATCACCTTTCATATCATCATAATCACCAAAGTTTTCGTAATCTTGAAACTCTCCTTTTTGAAATTCACCTGCTTCAAATTTTGGTTTGTCTGTCACTACTCCTCTTTCAATTTTACCTGTTAAAGGATTTGTCTTACTCATGACTTTATTCTCACCTGGGACATATTCCATAGAAACTTGTTGGTAATCATTACCTCTACCAGTTACTGTAATTCTACCATTAGTCATATCTTCATACACAGTATAACCATCAAGTTCGTAAACTTTTTCCGTATCACCGCCTTTTGTAAAATCCTCATAATTAGGTTCTCTTGTAACTTTGCCTTTAGTTCTAATTCTATTTACAAGTAATGGAAACCAATCTGGCATTCCTGCGACTGGTTGGATTGCTTTGGTAACCACTGGTGCCACTTCTTTAGCACCTCTTCCAAACGGCAACATTAAGCTTGCAGCACCTGCTCCTAGTAGTCCTAAAAATCCGCGTCGACCCATCTTTGGTCCACCACCACCTTCTGCAAAACCAATACGTCCACCTTCTGCATTTAGTGTTCTTTTTTTACCGCCTGGTACATATGTGCCATCGTTAAACGCATCTTCTATCTCTGTTGCTTTTTTAAAGTCACCCTCTTCAATAGCGTCTGTAATCTCGTCTGTAGCTTGTTGTTTTAACTTTTCATCAGCTTCGTTTATCTTTTTTCTATCGGTCACTCCCATTGCATCTTCTGTAGCTTTGTAGTTTTTCTTTTTTACAGGGTCAGTTTCAATTTCTGACATCAACTCTCCGTCTTCTTGCCTTTTTAACATTTCCTTATATTTTTTACTGTTCATAGGAACGCCTAGTTGAGTTAATCTAATGTCTTTGTCTGACATCTCATTAAGAGGTATTATATCAGCTGGGTCATCCGTAACCCTAAATCCAAATGAATCAACTATGTCATAAGACTGCTGGTAATCTGGGTTATTAAAAATTTTTTCTCCAGGTGCCGATTTCATAGTTTTAGAATCTCTAATCATTGGCGGAGCGTATGATGTTGGTTCTACATTTTTTAATGCTTCAAAAAACTCATCAACAAATTCTTCCATGTCTCTATTGCTGTACATAAGCCTATTATCAAGAAAAGCATTTATACTTGCGTCATCATCAACCGACATTAGTTTTGGACTACCTGGTTCGTAAGCATCATTAGCTATGTTAACAATAGCTTGTCTAATATCTTCTTCTGATCTATTTGTTGCTTCTTTTACTCTTGAAACAAAATTATCAACTGTAGGTCTGCTTCCTGTAGTTTCAGGAGTTGTAGTTTCGTTTACTGGTTTAGCTTTTAATGCTCGTTCCGCTTCTAGTTGATCTAAACTTATGCCGCGTTGTTGCATAATGTATTCATCTAAGGACATGACGTCTGCATCAACACTATCCATATAAGTTTGTCTTAATGCGTCATCAGAGAACTCACCTTTACCTTCTCGTCTTTGCATGTCTGTAAAAGATTCTGGTCTGTAACTATATTCTTGAGTTACAACATCGCCTGTTTCTGCGTCTACTGTTGTATCTCCTTTTTTAAACTCACCTGGTTTTGTGGTTTCATCAAACTTAGTAGTTTCTTCAATCTTTTTTTGAACGTCACGAGTTTCTGCAGCTTCATCAGCTTTTTTTCCAAAACCAAAAAAATCTAATAGACCTTGTATGCCTTTGCTTCGATTAGCCATTAATAATACGTCCTTTGCTGTTCTGGTAACTCTTCATCCTCGTAGTCCTCTGGATGATCTATAAAGCCACCTTGCCTAAATCTCATTACTGCTTGAGTCATGCTATCCACTAAGTCATCGTGTTCGCCTAGTGGGAATGCAGCGCACTCCTCAATCATCTCTTCAGTAAACTTACGGTCCGGATAATAAATCATTCCTGACTCAAATAACGGAGCAACTGAGTTTACTCTAGTATGTTTATCATTTCCCTTGCTTGGTGTAAAGTTAATAACCGGTATGCCCAGTTTACGCATTTCGTAGGTCAACGGCAAACCCGATGCTTTTGCTTCCACGATCACCGTTTCGGGCTTCCAGTAGTCGTATTGCTCTTTTGCTATTCGTCTTAACTCTGGAAACTCGTATCTATCCTTAACTACGTCAAGAAGAATAAGCCTCGGTCCATCGTCCTCGCTTGGTCTAAATACGCCCCATGTAGATATGGCGCTGTAGTCAGCGGTTTCTTTCTTCATAAACGCGGTGTCATAAGATTGGATCACGTGCATTAATGGTGGCAACTCGTCTTTCTCCCAACACACCCACCACTCTCTTTTGATGATTGATCCTTCTGCAGCTGTGGGATTTTGCTGGTATTGTGCGTTCCATTTTTGTATATTAACGGATGCTTTTACAGCTTCTAATTCTTCGAGCTTCCAATACCCTGGCCAAACTGGATAACCTGATGGCAAGATGGCTGGAAACTCTATCACTTCCCATTGGTCTGCCTTTGGCTCTTTTTGTGCTCGTTGGAGTTTTCCTGTTAGGTCAGCTACACTCCATCTAGTCATAACTACAATAATTCTACCACCAGGTTGCAAACGTTGTCGTGGACCTGATGTATACCATTCATAAACTCTATCATAAGAAGCCACGTTCAGCGCATCTTGCTCCGAGTGTGGATCGTCAATGATTAATAGATCCGCACCACGACCTGTAATTGATCCGCCAACACCGGCTGCATAGTATTCACCGCCTTGTGCGGTTTCCCATTTACCTGCGGCTTGTGAGTCTTCTCGTAATCTTGTGTTAAATATTTTTTGATAATCTTCCGTGTCGATGAGTGACTTGGCTTTACGACCAAACCTCACGGCTAACTCAGCGTTGTTCGTGGCCTGGATAATTTTTAGATTAGGTTGTTTACCAATCATCCATGCAGGTAGGAAGTTAGATGCAAACTCAGACTTTGTATGTCTAGGTGCCATGTTAATAATTAATCTTTTGATCTCGCCGCTTGCAACTTTATTAAATTTGTCTGCCATGATTTTATGGTGTTCGCCTTCTATAAATTCAGGCCACATGTATTTTACAAATTCTAAAAAGTCATTACGAATTGCTTCGTCTTGTTTCTTTTCTTGAAGAAGCAGTGCTGCTTTTAAATATTCCTTTTTTGTATCAGGAGGTAAGTTGTTTATTTGTTCTGGCGTTAGCATTTGAAAAAAATTTTTTATAATTTTTTGGCACTTTTGTTTTTTAGTGAAAATGAATTTAGCACGTGTAAATCTATAAAACAAGGCTATATGTGGTATCTATTGGGACCCCTTATACTACATCTGGGGTACACCCCCCTGCTTTTATGTGGATATGTATATTTTATAGGGACCCCTCGCTTGACATATGGTCGCGAATAGGGTTAATATGGGATATTAACAGAAAGGATATATATGTTATTTATAATACCAGTAATATTACTAAACGTTTGTGGTTTGTTGTGTGCAGTTGCAGGACAACCACTCTTCGGACTTGCATTGTGTGGTCTGTCATTTCTGTACATTGCAAAACAATTCATCGATTAACCAACGCCCTCTTCGGAGGGCTACCTTCCTTTAATCCAAGCCGCAAGCTCCAAGCTCCAAGCAGGGGCAAGCCGCAAGCAACAAGCTGAGGTCTTACAGATATATCTACCATGCCTCGCTTGTCTAATTCACTAGAGAGAAACCACTAGCACTTGCATTAACAACTACTAACTCTGGTTCTTTATCGTCTAGCTTTATGTTATTCATAGCTTGTGAAAGTCTTGTCTTGGTCTGTTCACTTACTATGGATAATTCTCTACCAATGTCTGTGTTATCGAAGTTCACACATTCTCTTACATTAGTCCAATATTGCTCTACATCTCCCAAGAATTTAGCTTGGTCAATAATAGATGACATATCAGTTATGAGTGAGTTCTTCTCTTTCCACAGTTCTCGGTGTGCGTTAGTCAGCATTGACTTAGCTTTCTCAAATGTCTTGAGCATTAGCCAATCGCTTTCATTATCCAACATCATACAACGAGAATGACAACTACCATGAACGACTACCTTGCGATACTTACCATAGTCGCTATCGCTTACACTCGGTGAGTGTTCAGTCCACCCATAGTTTCTGCCATCATTAAACAATGCGTAATCTTCAGAAGTACCATTGGCTTTTGCTATGTCAGCAAAGTCCCTTGACATCTCATGTCTTTGCATTGTGTAGTGAGGGTTTTCTTGTTTCTGTGTTTCATCATACTCAACTTTGATAGTCGCTTGATGACCTTTTGCTTGTATCTCTTTGTGATACAAAGCTAAGTATTCATCAATATCCATTGTGAAACTATATTGACTTTCACTTAGGTCAGCAAACTGAGGTTTGAAGTAGAAACAACTATCGGTATCAGTAAAGCGAGAGTAATGAGAATTACTACTATACTTTTGTAGCACTCTCATATCTTCCATTGGAAAATTTCTTTCTACTTGGGGTGTGATTACATTATCCCAAGTATCTTCCCTAACTGAACGATAGTTCTCTTGAGCCAATCGCAAATCTTCCTCGACTTGCATTGGCATATTGTTATAGACAGTATGTTGCCATTCTTTTTTTAGCAACTGTCTTTTCTGTTGGTTTAGTCTTATCTTTTCCATAAATTATCCTTTCTAATTATGGTTGTTTGTTTCGATATTATTATCACTATTTCCCATGGAGTTCAAGAATAAAGTGACTGCCTCGTGATTTTTTGCGAGCCATTCTTTCATACAACTTAGGCTATGAAAATGCTTGTGCTCTGGTGGGACCTCGACGCGGCCAGACACTCCCCATTCAGTCTGGGGGTATCCACTCCAGGTTTTGGCATAAAACTTTTTACCGCAGTTTTTACAATACATTCTCATATGCCCCACCCCCAAAACACAATCGCCCTCGCAGGAAAATATAATCCTGCGAGTGTAATTAAAATTAAGAGCCACCCTTCTTTGCTTATGTATCTCATTAGTGCAACTCCTTACTAGCAACTTTCGCTCCTTGTATCCAATCGATATCTTTTGCAGTTCTGTATCCGTTTGCGTCTATGTCATAATAAGTAAAACAAATGTCGCCATTTTTGCTTTCCCAAAATTTCATTTTATCGCATACCATTCCATATCGAATTATGTAATCGTTATGTTTCTTTGCAAAATATCTAAGTCTAAAAATTTTAGACTCTCGTATTTTTATTTCAATATCTTCTACTGAAATTTCTTGTACTTGTTTTTCCATAATTATCCTTTCTAGATTAATTTAAAAAAGTTTCTCATATTCGCTTGACATTGTCAACTATAATCCCATATAAATATTGTGCTCGGCAGGTATTTGCAGACCCGAGGGACTGCTGGGCACACTGGTCTTAAAAACGCCGAGGGAACCGTTCTATTATTGCCGCAACGTGCACAGTTGGTGGTGAGAAGAGAACGCACTTGGCGGGCCAGGCGCGCGCAGCGGGGGCCGGCTATATGGTACGAATTTTTATTCGGGAGCAAGCCCCAAGCTGCAAGCAACAAGCTCAAAATAATATTTGACAATATATCATTTGTATGGGATAAAATGATATAACTTAAAAAGGAGAAATAATATGGACTATCTAGCTTTAAAAATACCTGCTGACATAAAGCAGAAAATAACATCACACACAGTGACGGACCAGCCCGAGCCTGAAGAGGGCGGAGGGTATCCATTCAAAGGTGAGAATGGAGCGTATGAGCTTTGCGGCTGTGACATGTTGCAGATCGTGCCAGCTGCTTATGAAGACGTTCGAAAAAAACATTACCTGGACGGCGACCTGTACTGTGATGAAGAGGGCCTGATGAACGGCAGCCCGCACAACTGGCGCGCGTCTCAGATGCGTTACTGGTATATGTGGCAGATCCAGGACCAGCTCACACCTGATTGGCGCGACTGGACAACCATTGTTGGTGATGCCTGCTTCGTGGTGCCCGCGACTGACGCTAACCTGAAGATTATGGAGGACATCCTTGACTCGTAGACCTGCTGCCCCGGACCACAGCGTCCGGGGCGTGGTTCATGGCTACTGGATCCAGAAGCGTGAATTGAAGGCGAAGCGCAAAGCCGCAAGCCACAAGCAACAAGCGGCAAGCAGCAAGCCAATAGAATTATTTCCGGTTGACATGTGCCGTAAATAAACTATATATGGGATATTATTAGAAAGGATATAATCATGAATGCAGAAGAAAGAAAATTAATTACAGGTGGGCTCTCGAAGCCCAGCAAGATGCC